ACAAACATAAAGGAGGAACAGTAATGAAAGATGATAATGATATAAAAGAAATTATTGAGTTCGGTGATTATTACTTGGTAACCACAAACGACAATAAAGAATACGATGGGCAGATCGTTGGTAAGACCCAAACCACTTTAACGATTGAGTGGTGGAATCAAGTTAAGAACAGTTTGTGCGAAACAGATATTTTCTTTAGTGACATCAAAGAGATCGCAGGGTTTAATGATTCGCAAATGTGATCAAGGTTGTGGCGAGGTCGCTACTGTTTATGCTGGCGATAACATCGCTGGCGGTTGGGCAGGATATTACTGTGAGCCTTGTCAAAAGGCTTTACGGTTTGAAATATGGGACAGATGTAAAATTGATATTGATTTAGTCTGCAACACGCTAAAGCAATAATTAGGTCACCAAAACAAATACCTGAGGAGGTAAACAATGCAACGAATACTTAAAGAGAAACACGGAAGCAAAGAATGGTTGTTAAGTAGGTGGCGTGATGAGCAAGGCAGGTGCGTGTTCGGCGCATCTGATGTACCAGTGTTAATGGGTGCTTCACCATACAAAACTCGTGGCGAACTGTTCGCAGACAAACTTAACCAGCCAGAGGTGCAGCCAGATTCAGCAGTGTTTCGGCGTGGCAACCTATTAGAGAAACCTTTGCTTGAATCAGCGTCAGATTTTCTTGGTGTAAACATTTCTACGCCTGAGTGGGTTTATCGGGAAGATAGGTTCTCTGTGTCGCTTGATGGTGTTGATCATTGGGACGAACCGAGCGTTGTTGTTGAAGCAAAAACCACAACACGCTATTCAATCAATGACGCAACAGATTTGCCTGCCGAGTGGTTGTGGCAGGGCTGGACTCAGCAAGCAGTTTTGAATTGTCCTGTTTGGTTCTCGGTGCTTGATCGTGACCTAAAGATCAGTATGGTTTGTTGTCCTGAGAATCGTGAGGCGATAGATAGTTTGCGATTAGAGGCAGAAGTATTTGGTGATTGGATTGATCAAGGCGTTGTGCCTGATGAAGAGTTAAACAATTTTTCTGCTGATGACATTACACGAATCTATAAAGTTGAACCGACCAGTGTTGAACTTGATGTTGTTGTGATTGATTGGTTGGTGGCGTTGGAAGATGCGAGACAGCAGGGCAAGCAGGCAACAGAGATGGAAACAAAAGCGAAAGATGCGATTGCACAAATGTTGAAAGGTAACGAGGTTGGTTTAGTAAATGGTGTGCAAGTTGTTTCTTGGAAACAGCAGGCTGGCAAGATGTCGTTTGATATGACCCGATTAAAAAGTGAGCAACCTGAGTTAGTTAAGCAATATGAGAAGCAAGGTAATCCCTATCGTGTGATGAGAACACACAGAAAGAAGGCAAAGTGAGTGATGAAATTGTTGTAAAAAAAATAAACAGAATGATTACAAAAGCACAAAAACGAGAAACTGACGCTGAATCAGATGGCACTTGTGATGGTGCTTTCTGGAATGGTTATTGGTCATCGTTAGTAAAAATTAAACAACACATTGAACAGGAGAAAAAGTAATGAGTAATGAAACAGAATCACTAATGCTTAAAGCAGTGTTAGAACAATACGCAACACCTGACCCAAAGATCGTGGGAACAATTCCACGCAACGGAATAAACCTGAGTTATGTTTCGCACAGCGAGATTACACGAATCTTGATTGAGATTGACCCGATGTGGAATTGGCAACCTGTCGCTTGGCAAGATGGCAGACCAGCAACACACGAAGCAAACGGAATGATAACAATGTGGGCGACTCTCACGCTGTTAAATAAATCGTTGATCGGTGTTGGTTCAGTGCGTTCAGATAAACCTGATTATGAAAAAGAATTAGTTGGCGACTTCTTGCGAAACGCTGCGATGCGTTTTGGTATCTGTCTGAGTCTGTGGTCTAAACAAGATTGGGAACACGCAACAACTTCTGCACCTGTTCAAGAAGCGAAACAGAATCACCCTGCCAGTCCGATGACGATTAAACAGATTGAAGAAGTGTTTACAAAGCCTGCAACTGTCACTTCTATCAGTGGGTTGGTTTCAGATAAGCAGAAGGGTTTGATTTCAAAATTGGCTAAAGAAAAATTGAATGGCGATGTTGCACCGTTGATTCAAGAATTGTTTAGTAAACAAAATCTAAACACTTTGACCACTAAAGAAGGTTCAGAGTTGATTAAACATATTATGAATCTTCAAACTGGCGCACCTGAAGAACCTTTCTGATGATTGAGAAGCGTGATCATTGGCGAGAGGCTGCTGCTTGTCGTGGTATCAAGCACACTGTGTTCTTTCCTCCAACTGGCATCGGGTTAGCAATTACCGATGCTGGTTGGAATGAGGCAAGAGAGATATGCGCTCGTTGTACTGTGACTAAGCAGTGTTTGGAATTAGTTTTAGCGTTTCCTGATACCGATGATAAGTGGGGTATGTATGGTGGCAAGACACCTTCTGAACGGCGTGTGATTAGAGATGAGAGGCACAGGGTGCGATGAACGCAAGGTTGTGTTCGTGTTTTATTAAACGAGTTGTTCCGCAGAAACCTTTTTGCGGTGAGAAAGAACCAGATGATGAATGAGACTAACAATAAAGGTGAATACAACGAAACGGAAGACAAATGGAACTTGTTTCGGGTTTACAATTACCATCTAAGCGAATTCAGTAAAAAAGAATTTCAGGCTGGTTTTGTTGATTATCACGAGTTTCTTTTTGATGTTTTAGAAAACGAGTTGCACAAAACTCCGATGAATCTTCATAACAGAAATGTTTTTATTCATATGTTAGAAATCTTGCGAAGTTCAATAATTGGTGCATTGAAAAAAGATTGTTTAATGCGTGGTCAGCAAACAAAGAATGATGAAATAGTTGATCATGACTGATGAACGCAAGGGCGACTGTCAAGGCACACAACTTTATTGCAAAGCCGATGGTTGCCCAAAGTTTGGCACACTTGGCAGACCTGCAAGAGATGGCTGGAGGCGTGTTAGAGGTTGTGCTGACCCAACAGCCAGAGGTAAGCGATCTCGCACAAAAGGTTTAAACAAGCAGCGTGTGGCTCGTAAGCGTTTAGGTGTTGCACCTTCAAACAAGTTTGGTGACGCTAATGAAGAGAACTGGCAAGATGTCCTGTTCGCTAATGAAGTCAAATCAGGCAAACAAATAGGCGCTGTAGTCACTGCGTGGCTTCGTATAGACGCTCAGGTGCGTTCTAACGAGTCAGATTACGGGTCAAGGCGTAAACCTACCCGAGCAATTCTAATGCCTGACGATTGGGGCAAAGAAGGCTTAGTAATGATCAAGTTGAGCACTTGGGAAGAGTTGGTGCGACCTGCGATGCACGACTTTTATGAGGGTACAGCGTGAGCAAAGTTTTTAGCCAAGAACATTACGATCAAGACGATTGGGCAAAGCATCAGATCGTTGAGTGGCTCAACAGTAAAGGCTACAGATCGTTTGTGAATCCTGACAAGTTTGGTATAGATATTTTGGCTTTGCGATGGAGCAGGTTGTTTGCTTTTGAAGTGGAGGTTAAACACAACTGGAGAGGCGAACACTTTCCATATGATCAGATACATTTCTCGGCACGCAAACGAAAGTTTGTTGAATCAAATGTTGAAACTTGGTTTGTGATGTTGAACCACGAGCGCACACACGCTTTATTTATTAGCGGTAAAGATTTTATGACTGCACCAATAGTAGAAAAAGACACAAAATATAGTGAAAATGAAAAGTTTGTTGAAGTTGATTCGCATTGGGCTATATTTAGAAATCTTAAAGAGGAGGCATAATGAACACTGCACAGATAGAAGGAATGATTGATCGCATTTGTGGTCTGTTTCCGACAAGTCAGATTGCACGCAACACTGTGAAGAGTGCGTGGACTAGCGATGACTTTCTGACATTTCAAAGCGTTGAAGATGCACGCAAAATTATTCCACTGATAATGGATCAGTTTGAGAAGTTTCCAAGCCTTAAAGAAGTGCACAGAGTTTTTAGGCAGTTGCACGCCTACACGATTCCAGCGATGGTTCAAAACTGTGAAATCTGTTTAGGTCAAGGTTGGGATAACGGTGAACGCTGGAACTTCGCAGACAAAACTCTTCTTGATGATTGCTACACCGAAGTTCACTTAGGTCATCAATACAGAGTTGTTAAAAGGTGCATTTGTAGAAAATAATTGTTACCGATAACTAGAAGAATACTCATAGACCTAAACCATTCGCACGGTAGTTGGTAACACTCGGCAACGAGGGTAGATCACGCTGCAAGTAATTGTGGTGTGGGGCGAATAATAAAAGAGTTGGGAATCGCAGTGAGGCAGTGCGATGGGGGGATTTAGAATACTGACTTACTTACTAGATACACATACATACAAATAAAAATATATGTGTATAAACAACAAGAGCAGCAGAAGTGATAAGGTTGAGACATACGCCGACTGAGGCTAACGATGAGCGACTACGCCACGACCTGTCAAGGACAGAACAAAGAAAACTAATAAACCAACAACCACGTTCAGAAGGAGGACAAGGTGAATCGGAGTTATATGAAAAAAGTTATTGCAGGAATTTGTGTATGTTTTATTTGGTGGGGTGGAATTGCTCACGCTGTGAGCGCACCTAACGATCTAAGAAGTGTGGCTGTTGATCTAGATAGCCTCGTTCGTGTTGATGCGATAGACATTGTTGCAGCCGATTATGTTTATCCGAAACAGTTTATGTGGGGCGATTGTTCTTGGGTTGATCAGGTCGCTTTGTCTGCTGGTTGGCTACCAAAAGATTTGGCTATGGTCAAAATGATTTCGGCTCGTGAATCAGGCTGCTGCCCGAATCGTAAAGGCGGTGATGCTGTAGATAAGTTTTGTAACATAACAAAAGTTACTGAATGGAATCATCGTTCGGACACTGGCTTGATGCAACTGAATGGCGTGCATTGGTTGCAATCGCATAAACATTACGCAGGTTTGTTTTGTAAGAAGCACAACATTTGTGAGCAAGAACCGTTGCTTGATGCGTTCACTAATTTGAAGATGGCGAAAGTCTTGTTTGATGTGGTGGGTTGGTCGGCGTGGCAGAAACAGTCTTAAAACTGTTAGGCAAAAAAATTCTTTTGAGATTTCTTTAGAACCCTTATGATATAAGGGTTTTAGAGTGTTTTAGATACCAAATAATTAAGGTTTTTGCGCTTGTTCAGGGTATATTTAAGACATCAAGTAAAACGCTTGATAGTTCAAGAGGAGGACTTCAAATGAGAATGATATTGCCAAAGCAGTTAGTCAATGAGATCAATACTGTAATAAATAAACTTGAAGATATTGCACAATCTAATGAGATAACAGGTACAACTTCTGATTACCTTGATGATCTTTGCAAGAAGTTAGACGAGTTAGCAAATAGTTACAATAATTAGTTAGACCGAAACGCTGCGAAGCGTCTAGCAATTATTTTGCTACTGATGAGGTCAGAAATCTCAAGTTCAAGAGAGGGACTTAGAAAATGGAAATTACACACAAGAATCAGACTTACAAAATTGTTCAGATCAAAACAGCGCCTGACAATTTTAGAACTCAACTTGGTTGGACACACTTTGCAGAAGTGAAACGACCAAATGGCAAGAAGTCTTATTGGGCAAATATCTATATGGTTGATGGTGTAATCGTTCAGTCAAAAGTGATCAACTGAAATAATCAAAGTTCAAGAGGAGGACTTAAAATGGAACAGTTAAAAACAAATATCCTGAACCTAGTATCAGGCGAACACGACAGCAGTTATAGTCTTGCAAAGCAAGTTTTGCTAGGAATTGAAAGCGAAAACGAAACAGCAGAAGGCAGAACAGCCCACTCAATGTTCAATGCGATTATCAGGTTCGCAGACAGCCGAACAGATATTGATAAAGCATTGATGCAACTGATTCGCACAGCCCAATCAGAGCAGACAAGACTTCAGCAAGGTTCAAGACTTGATCTTGGCTGGATTAACCCAAGTCGCTTTGAAGAAACTGTGCAAGAGTCAAAAAGATTAGAACACGAGATTAACACTCTCGCTTACTTGGCTGGTTTGACTGGCGAGCAAAGAGCCGATCTTTTTAAGAAGATTCAAGACCTAACAACATATAACAAGTAACAAGATCGGGTGGCTGGCAGGCTCTCAGGTTCAAGCCCTGAGCACCCACAAGGCGAAAGCCGAAACTAAACATCAACCAAGAGGAGGAACAGAAATGAAATTGTTAGCAGCGAAAGAATGGAACAAAGTGTTCTACAGAAACGGATTCAAACACCGAATCAAAGTCAGAGCCGATTTAGTTCATCTAGACGGAAACAACAACGCATACTTCTCTATTACAGGAGAAGTTGAACATCAAGCAAAGAACAACCGTTGGGTGTTTGATACTGGTGGTTGTATCCACGAAGAAATTGTTGCACAGTTTCCGCAACTTCAATCTTTGTGTAATATTCATTTGTCAGATGAAAATGGTGTGCCAATGCACGCTTACGCAAACGCAGGCTATTGGGCAGGGCAAACAAAATACAAAGAACTTGATCTGGTTACACTCGCAAAACATTTGAGAGTAACTCAACCGATTGCTGAAGATATGTTGGACTATATCGCTCACTATTGGGGCGAATTAGATACAATTACCACGCCAGAAATGGCTTGGAAAGATGCGTGCGAGCGTTTTTCACTACCGTTTAAATGGCAACAAGAAGCAGATGCAGCAAGAGGAATGTTAAATCAGATCGCACAATTAGAGGAGGCACAATGAAAGGTGTACCGTGTTTTGTTGGAAAAAATTGTTACGGATACTGGGTTATCAGCGATTTTGATAATACAGATCACTTAGTGACAATGAAATATCTTTACTACACAAAACGAGAAGCAATCAAACTATTCAAACAACACTTAAAAGAAACAAACGCAAATCAATCAAACAGACTTGGAGTATCAAAATGAAAGTAACTAAACACTCATTAGACCACATTGAACTAGTCTCGTCAGGCGATACAGCCCTGTTTGAGATAAGGCTTGTAGTGGCGATGCACGACTGGTCAGATGACGAAGCCGATGCAGGGTTTGATGAAATGGGTGCACTTGGCTGGCTTATGAACCTGCTCACATTGGCAGCGAACGGCACAGACATTGAAACAGGCGCACAAGAGTTCTTGAAATCAATGATGACACTTAACGAGGAACGAGTACACTTGTGCAAAGTAGAAAAAGTTGATTACAGCATTGATGAGATTGGAGGCAAATGATGAGTGAACTAACTTCAAAAACAAAACTGCTATGTTCGCTAACAGGTGTCGGGATTTTGTTGATCATAGGTTTTATGCCAGCAAGCCCATTTGATGAAGTGACTCAAACAGATTGGATTATTTGGGCAGTTGTTATGGGTGCGCTACTTGGTGCAGCAACAAGATCGCTTATTTTGGTGGCTTACCAGTGGTCGTATCAGCGTGAAAGAAAGAAGTATTTAACAGGTCGCAGCCGATAGGCTCAAAGTGTCCTTGTGGTATGCACCCACCGTTTTCAACCCCTCTTGAGCGTTGGAAGTATTGCTGCCACAAGGACTTTATTTTATGAAGAGGACTGATGACTATAAAAGATTTAGAAAGTGCTGTAGCGTTCTTGAGAAGATTAAGTGTTGGGCAAGTTGAGGCAGAGCATTTGATTGAAACTGTTGAGGCTTTAGAAAACGAGATCACACGAAGAAGGGCAAAGAAATGATGTCAGAGCAAGAATATTTAGATACAAAAATTAAGATTGAAACGACAAACCCTCACCGCAGATGCGTTTGCGCTAACTGGAATAATGATGATGGCACTTGCTCATACTGTGAATGGGAAGAAGAACATAATGAAGAAGAAACTAAAGAAGAAATACCTAACGAACATTTTATTCGTGCGCTAATAGGCGATCAAGCATTTGACATCATTAGAAACAGCAAAGGCGAAAACGAATGAGTGATTCATTGAACGCAGAAGTACAACACTGGCAGGCACGCACCGATGATATGCAGGTTGCGTTAGATCGCTTGAGAGAAGAACGAGATGCATTAAGGGTTGCTTATGAGTTGCTACGAACAGAGGTTGTTGCTTTGCGATCTACTGTTTCTCGTATTCAGGTTGCGATGTCGCAAGGTCAAGAACTCTAAAGCAAATGAAAATCCGTTGCCACAACTGCAACCACACATTTCAAGCCGACCCGAAACGAACTGTTGGGTGTCTCTGCGACAGTGACTCACCAACTTGGATAGGTGTAACATCTGGAGGCAGGCTAATAGTTTTAAGCCTGACAAAATACACAATAGAAAAGGATTGAGATGGAACAGAGACAAATAGATTTTGCAACAGTAGATATAAACAGCATTAAAGCACACCCTAAGAATGTGCGACAAGGCGACATCGGCGCAATCTCAGAATCATTAAAAGCACACGGACAATACCGCCCGATAGTTGTTGATCGGCGCACAAACCAAATACTTGCAGGCAACCACACTTGGCGTGCAGCAAAATCTTTAGGCTGGTCACAAATCGCAGTCGGGTTCATTGAAAGCAAAGATGATGATGACGCAACAAGAATCTTGTTAGCAGACAATCGTGCCACTGATTTGGCTTCTTACGATGACACAGGACTCGCAGAGTTGTTGAAAGAGTTGATTACGTCTGATGAAGGTTTACTAGGCACACTTTATGATGCTCAAGAATTAGACACATTAATTTTGGATAACAAACAAGATGAACAAGGAAACTTTCTTTCCTTTGACGAAAAATATGAAGTGATCATTGAATGCAAAAGTGAAAATGAACAGTCAGAACTTTTACAAAGATTATATGACGAAGGACTTAAAGTCAGAGCCTTAACAATATGAGCATCACCCTTGAAACAAATGTTGTTGAAACGCCACGAGTTATCCAAATTAGAGGAATGTTTGACATACAACAACAAACAACAGAAACAACAATCATTCACAACAACATTCCAGATTTAACAGAAAAAGAATGGAACATCGGTTTGATTGTTGGTGCATCTGGCACAGGTAAATCAACCATCGCTAAGAAACATTTTCACAAATTGTTAGACCCTGAAGTTGAATGGCAAAATAATGCGTTAATAGATAATTTTTCAAAAGAAATCTCATTGAAAGAGATAGTCGCAACTCTTACTTCTGTTGGTCTTTCAAGTCCCCCAATGTGGTTACGATCTTTTCAAACGCTTTCAACAGGAGAAAAGTTTCGTGCTAACACAGCACGACTACTTCTAGAACATTCAAAATTAGTTGCAATAGATGAGTTCACTTCAGTTGTTGATAGAACGGTTGCTCAAATAGCATCATCATCTATTGCTAAAACTGTAAGAAAAAGAAATCAAAAATTAGTGGCGGTGTCGTGTCATTACGACATAATTGAGTGGCTTCAACCAGATTGGATTTACGAACCGCAAAGCGGTCAATTCATATGGAGGTCACTTCAACCTAGACCAAACATACAAGCCAATATCATCAAAGTTGATAAACAAGCGTGGCAACTTTTCGCACGATATCATTATCTAGATCACAACTTAAACATTTCAGCACAATGTTATTTGGCAACAATAAACGAAACTCCAGCAGTCTTTTGTGCGATCTTACCGTTACCACACCCAAAACTAAAAAACGCTTTTAGAGTTTCAAGAATAGTAACACTGCCTGATTTTCAAGGCGTGGGCATCGGTTCAAAAGTTCTTAAAGAACTTGCATCAGCATATAAAGCACGAAACAAAACTTTATATATAACAACAAGTCACCCAACAATGATTAAATCGTTAAACAACAGTGTTGATTGGAAGATGAATCGTAAACCATCAAGAGTTCAACCACAAGGAACATCAGGGAAAGCGATGAAACATATGAAACCAACTTCGCTTAACAGAATCACTGCATCATTTAGTTACTGTGGCAAATCAAACATAATTGCAAGCCAACTAATTTAATGACAATAAAACGCCCGTGTCTCAACTGTCGCACTCTAACAACCAACCTCACACGATGCACAAACTGTCAAACACTATGGAACAAACAACACCCAAAGCCTGATAGACCGCACTACAAAGGCGACTATCGTAAACGAGCCAAACAAATAAGAGACACCGCTATCTTCTGTTGGATATGTGGCGGAGCAAACAAATCCAACGACCCGTTCACAGCAGATCATTTAATACCAGCAGACCCAAACTCACCTCTAGCAGCAGCGCACAGGTCTTGCAACTCACGCAGACAAAACAAACCAATCATCTCAAACTAAACACGCAAAAATAAATGTAATTTTTTCTATAGAGATTTTTAGAATAC